ATCAAAAAACACTACGGAAAAATTATGCACCCTCGGTTACTGTCGTATTGGTAGTATCACCTATGATTGCAGAATCTACAAAGTATGCGGGGTATCTTTCGGATGTTGTAAAGGTAATGTTATACCCTTGGAAATCCCCCATGTTTGCACCGGAAGCGGTATTTACTGAAATATCACACCCATGTTCCAAACCGCAAAACCTAAAGTTTCCGTTGTAATCTTCCAGGATGATGTGTTTCCTGTCGAATGAAAGCAACTTGATTTCCTTTTGAGCGGCAAGGGATTGCTTTTTAAATTGCAATGTTCCTGAACCTTCCCAAAAAGAGGTGCCAGCTTCCTGGCTGCTAGGGTTGTTTTCATCAAAGGAGTTAGCCCCCCTTAGTTCATATTTAAACAATGTCAGGGCAGAACCGAAAGCCGTAATCTCATCAGCAGTAATGGTGGCACCGGAAAAAGTACCAGCCGCAAATTCGATGAAATAGGCAGCTTTTAATCCTCCCACATTCTCTTTATCCGGGTTCTTACGCCCTAATGTTATCGCTGTTGCCATTTGTTATATTTATAAAAAAAGGGGGTAAGGGTTGATCCCCACCCCCCTATGGGTTTTTAATTATTTAGTTATTATACGGTAGTAGTTAGATACCAGATGATGTCCTCGCTATTTGCGTACTGTACGCCAGCGGTATAAACCATTTTATATCTTACTTGACCAGAAAGATCACTTTCGTCCATGTCCTTGATACGTACTTCATTGTGATCTGCCATTAAACCAGTTCCAAAGAATAGGTTTTTAGGATCAAACACTACAAAAGTATTATCGGGTAAGCCATTGATAACTGTAAAGTTTTGGCTTCCGTAGCTTAGGGGCTTATCTTCTCCGCCCATACCGTTAGATATACCAGCGTCGATGTAAGCGTCCTCTAAGGCTAGGGCGATGTCTGGGCCGAAAGCAAATACTAGATTTTTACGTCTAAGTGCTACAGGAATTGCAGCTCTTACTTTCTGGATCTCAGCAACTACATTAGCTTTAGTAACGGCGGCAGCAGCGGTAGTAATACCGTTGTTAGCTTTAATTACATTACCGTCAGCAGCGAATAATTTAATGAACCCATCAAATTCTCCTGCGTTAGTTGAATCCCCATTCCAAATATCGGAATCGGTAGCTTCTGCGGTATCAGCTAAAATCTCTGCCAATAAAGCGGATTCTACATCCCCAGGCATTGAATCGTTATGAGCAGAAAAGCCCATAGTAGCCGCACTCCAAATCTGGCGCAAATCTTCTTTACAAATCTCTTGTTCGTTCTTAATTTTCTTAGGTGCTAAAACCTTTTCAGAAAGGGTAACCGCTCCTAAAGGTGCAAACCCACAAGCGTAATCTGCCCGACCATCAGCGTAAAGGATCTTGCGAACTGACGTTTGATAGTCGATGTCCGGTAAAACCGTTACCAGGTTCTTAGCCAGAGTATCCGCTTCTTTAAATGATTTTCCTATGATCTCGCCCGCTACCTTACCGGCATAGTTTGAGCCTACTGTTACTGTTGTTGCCATTATTTAATTTCGTTTAAAAACTCGATTATTCTGTCTTTTTTTGTTTTTCCCTTTGTGTTTAGATTATGGGAATTTTCTTTTTTTACTTCAGGGTTATGCTTGGAAGGTTTAATTTCCTCTGCTTCCACCTTAACTTCTTTTGCTAGTTTTGCTTCTAGTTCCTCGGTTTCCATTTCTCCGGCTTCGATGGTGTAAGAAGACAACTTAGCTTCTAGCTTTGAGAAAACCATGTCAGCTAACTTAGTTAGGACATCTTCGTTCTCGGAAAGGGTTGTAAGAAATTCATCACTTGAAAAGTGCGATTCCTTAACGATGCTTTCCACTACTTTTTTAGGCTTAGTTTCTTCCGCTTCCATTTCTGCGGGTACTTCTTCGGGGGCTTCCTCTGGTGCTGCTTCCCCAATAGAAGCAATAATGCCCTCCTCCTCAACAACTAGCATCATGCCATCTTGTAGCATATACTCGCCTACGGGAACAGGGATCTGCTCATCTTCGGAAACAACAAAAACAGGATACCCGGCTTCAAAGGCTTCCGCTTCTAACACGGTGCCATTTTCTAACTGCATCTGTTCAAGTTTTATTTCCTGGTTCAGCAGTAGTCGAATGTGGTTTAGTTTTGTGTGCTTCATCTGTTATAAAAACAATTTTTGTTTGTATTATACTATAAAAACAATTTTTGTTACATTTTGTTATATTCCTAACAATTTCAAGAACTACAATAGTAACATAACCGCATTTCAGGCTAACCCGGCAGCTATCCCTAAAAGGAAGCCTAACCCTAAAGCCAGTAGAAGATACCATTTG